CTTAGATTCTATAGAAATTTTCTCATTTAAGGGTTCTGATTTTATAGTTACACTCAATGGTGATTGCTTTTTAGAAAATGTAGAAAATATTTATAAGTTTTATGTTGACGAAGAAAAATACGAACTCTGTAATAGAGTAAAACGTGTTAATTTGAAATTACTAAAAAAGTATGAAAAACAAAAACCGTCGGAATAAACCAGACACAAGCCCAGTGGTTCCACAAAAATCTAAAATACGGAACGGTCTTACAATTTTAGAAAAACAACCTCTTACAGAAAAACAGAAGGAATTTTTGTCTCTCGCTTTGAATAGAGATGTGAAAATGATTTTTGTATCTGGTCCAGCAGGAACAGCAAAAACATATCTATCCGTGTTGGCTTCGTTGAAACTGATGAACGAAAAAAGAGTCAGCGATTTGATGTATATAAGAAGCGCTGTCGAAAGTAGCGATAGTAAGCTCGGATTCCTTCCGGGCGAATGTAACGAAAAGATGGCTCCGTATTTACAACCATTAATAGATAAGTTAGATGAACTCCTCCCCGCATCTGAGGTTCGTTCTCTCCAACTGGAAGGTAGAGTTGAATCTGTCCCCGTTGGGTTCCTTCGGGGATTGAGTTGGAATGCCAAAGCAGTGATAGCCGACGAGGCACAAAACATGACATCAAAAGAACTCCTCACTCTCATTACAAGGGTTGGTGAATTTAGTAAAATTTTTGTCCTCGGAGACACCGATCAGACCGATATTGGCGTTAAAAGTGGTTTCCAAAAGATGTTCAATACATTCGCCGATGTGGAGAGTAAAGAGAACGGAATTTATACGTTCACTTTCAATGAAGACGACATCGTGAGGTCTAAGTTGGTCAAGTTTATCATCAAAAAGATCAAAAAAGAATCCAAAAAGGACTGAGATTTCATACTTATCAGTAATAAGTAATGTCAAATCGCCAGCTTCACAATTTAACGTCGATAAGCAATTCCATAGACTCTGCGGATTTATTCGTAGTGGTGGATAAAAGTGAGCTTACAACTAATACCATTTCTCTTGGAGTGTTGTCTGATGTACTTGATGATATTGTATTCTTATCTTCGAGTTATTCATTAACGAGTTCGCTCACGGCAGGAACAACTTTATCGTGCAGTTTATCGGAATATGTTTCAGCGTCATCATTCGCGTCGGCGGCAAGCGGATCTGGAGTCATCGCAACTTCCAGCAGTTATTCTGTGTCGTCGAGTTATTGTTACACCCATACAGACACATTTGAGGTCACGTCGAGCAGTGATACGTTGAATATATTAACGTCTCCTCGTGGAGACGGTGTAATATACATAAAACCACGGGCACCGTTCGGTAACATATACGTTATTAAACCAACAAGCTTCTCGGAAATATTAGGGTCTAAAACGATAAACGCGTTATCTGGGTCAATAACTTATAGTGGGCTGCCTTCAAATTTATATGAATTTGAAGTATCTAAATTGGATTCCGTTGATAGGCCTCTAAAATTCGGTGTAAAAGTAGATTATAAGGTTCCGGCAACATCTGGTTTTAGAGAATTTGTATATTTTTCCCCAGGAGGAGCACAGTATGCAGTCGGCGATAGAGTTTTTTCTATATCATCAAGTTTTGCTTCAACATCATCGGTTTTTTCAAAAAATTCTTTAAATTCCATATCCACTTCAGTTTCAACTTTTACAGACAATTGTACAGGATCAGGAGTATTCTCTATTTCCGCATCTTTATCTGCTCGGGTGACTCTATCGGAAAGATGTAGACTTTCACACACATCTTCAAATGGTCCCCTTCCTGGGATGATACTCATATACGCGGGGGTATTTTTAAGCGGATCTAAGAATTGGTATAATTGTGATGGAAGAACTTATACTTCTTCTTTAGAACCAGGGTTGGCCGCCGCGCTTGGTCAAAAGTTCGCAACTGGTTCCCCCTGGCCGTCAGGCCCAGTGGTTATAAATCGTCTACCGAAAATCTCGACAAATCTTCCGACATCTTCCGGTGGAACGGGTCCATATAACTCTTCGATAAATACCACGAACACTGAAAGGACTTCATCCGGCCCAATGAATTCTCATATAAGTCAATCCTATGGAGTAACGTCGTATATAACAGGATCATATTCTGACGGCACTATCGTTTATGGGATTAATATGGGTCCGTCTGGGAGTGCATTTTATTACAACATCAAACGGTGATTAACCTCATACTTATTTAAAGATACATGGCAAACAAGAGAATTTCAGAACTTAACAGTCTTGACGGACAAATTTCAAACGAAGATTTGTTTTTGGTTCAAGACGTCTCGCCGATTTCTGAGTCAAAGAGTGTCTCGTGGGGATATCTCATGGGCGTCATAGCTGCCTCCGCTTCAGTGGAATCTGCTAGTTATTCTATAACATCTTCGTTTTCACATAAAATAATAAGTGCCAGTTGGGCATCTTCAAGTATAACTTCAAGTTTTTCTTATGCTGCCAGTGGAAGTCAAGTATTTGCTGCATCAAGCGATTGGTCTTTTAGTTCTTCATACGCACTGACAGCCAGTTATGCGTCTGGATCTGGGATATTTGCTGTATCGAGTTCGTATTCGATTTCAAGCAGTTATTCTCTTAATAGTTCGTCCTCGTTAAGTTCATCATACGCCATATCAGCATCATCTGCGTCCGGTAGCGGAGTGTTTGCTATTAGCAGTTCTTATGCTTTAAGCTCCAGTTTCGCATCCACCGCATCCATATCAGAATATTCGTCAAACGGAATCGAAACGGGATACATGATATTGTATGCGGGCGAAGATACTGATCAATTAGAAGCCACATCGGAATACTTAGTCTGTGATGGTAGGGATGTATTGGTGTCTGAATATGGTGATTTGTATAATTCATTAGGAAGAAAATTTGGCTATTATCCTCCGCTCACCATTACTGCCACACGAACTGCTTTCAATGAATTAATGTCTGTTTACGTTGATGCCGAAACTTACCATATAGCAATAGAGGGTGCAGATTGGTTCTCCGACGGAAGAGATGTGATATATTATCATGGGAACGGTAGAATAAGATTTTTGCCACAGTCGGGCACAGCTTATGGCGTTTATACAATAACGGGATTATTTAACGGCGTCACAACTTCTTCCGTTAAAGTGGTATCCAGCGCATCGCCAACAGCGTCGTTTGAGAATTTATCGCGAGGAGATTATAGATTTATTATATTTGAATCAAATACAAATTCCAACTTCACATTTGATGTGACAGTCGGACTTTCCGTGTCACCTGTGACACTTTCTACTTCGTTTGGAAATTACACTTCTATACAATTTGCGCCCAGTTCTAATGTAGCATATAATTCCAAATTTAAAGTGGTGGACAATGTGACACACCAAACGTCTATCGGATATCTAAAACAATCGTCTCCTGCATCTATCACACACCAAACGTCTGTAAATCTTGTTTTTGCCGATGAGGCTCCATTCACATGCAGCGTGATAAGATATAGTGGTTCTTATAATGATATGCCGTCAGCATCTCTACATGAATCTACCGTTCAGTTAGAATTCGCTGGGTATAACACCTCGGGTTTGAATCTGACGCAGACATTTTCGGCTTCATTTTTTATACCAAACATGGGGGAAATAGCAGGAAGAACTCCGGTCGAAAATATTCCTAGAAACCTTAACCCCACGAATGCAGATATTTCTTCGTCTGGATACGATTATACGTTTAGATATTTAATCAAAACGTAAACGTTCACAAATAAACGTTGAGTATTCCGGTGTGTTCAGTACTTATAGGGACAACACTATGAAAGACTATGTTCAAGTAAAAGAGACTGCTGAAGAAGGTATTAAAAGAAACCTTGAAGAAATCCTTTCTCTATCATTTCCTCACGCAGAATACGACCTCACAATGGCAAAGATAAATGCCAAAGCAGATGAATGTATTAAACTCGTGGATTCCATTCGTAAATAAACTTGTGTAACAGAAAATGTCGGTGTATATTTCTTAGATGAAAGAATACACTGAATCAGATCTCCAAAAGCTCTACGATAAGTTCATGGCGTTGGTCGAAAAGACCTTCACTGGAGAACGTTTGGATAAACTCCGAAAACTCTACTCTGAGGAAGCCTATGGTGTAAGGTTAGTTATGGCTCCTGCTTCAGCTAAAGCACATTTTCATAATGCTTATGTAGGTGGTTATATCGATCACATTATGAATGTCTATAAGGCAGCGGTAGGAACAAAGAAGTTGTGGGAAGCAATGGGAGCAACCATAGATTTCACAGACGAGGAGATGATTTTTTCAGCATTACATCACGATTTGGGTAAATTGGGAGACTTGGAACAGGGGGAATACTACCTCCCACAGACGAGCGACTGGCACCAAAAAAACAGAGGAGAGTTGTATAAATTCAACGCCAATTTACAGTATATGGACGTCACAGACAGAGCGTTGTATATTCTCCAACAGCATCAAATCGTATGTAGTTGGAAAGAAACTCTCGCTATAAAATTGTCAGACGGCCTTTACCATGACGCCTGTTCGTCGTATTTAAAGAGTTATAACCCTGACAATGAGTTGAAAACAAATTTGCCAAGGGTTGTCCATGCTGCCGATTATCTCGCTTGCAGGTCGGAATATGATGGATGGAAAAGAGAACAGAAATCCTTTTGAATGAGGGTTTTTTCGGTTGCTGTGTCAATAGTTATATTGATACAGTATGAAACATTTCACATTTAAACGATTAGTTGCTTTCACGTCATTTTTTATCGCAGCTTGTGCTGCGTATTTTTCCATCGTCGGCATAGCTATGTTGTTTTCTGGGTCTAAGGCAGCAGCTATGGTAATGGCAGCTTCTTTAGAACTAGGAAAACTCGTCGCGACGAGCTTCTTATTCAAATACTGGAAATCCACAAAAACATATCTTAAAACATATCTCACTCTGAGCGTGTTTGTGTTGATGTTTATAACATCTTTAGGTATTTTTGGATATCTGACGTCTTCTTATCAGAGGTCATCTCTTGATAATAAACTTTCCCTCGAAAAGATTTCAATTTTAGAGTTGAAGAAGTCGGATATAAATAAAAAAATTGACACGTCTAAATCAAGAATTGTATCTATAAGCGACCTTCGTGTTTCACAGGAATCCCGATTGAGTCAGACCATGACAAATTCTTTGGTCACAAGGAATCCGATTCAATTACAAGAACTCCAGGCCCAGACGGTAGAGTTAATATCAAAAAGTGAATCCAATATAGAATCTGAAAATAAGAAGGTTGAGACTGCATATCAGGAGATAGATTCTGTAAATAAATCTATAGCGGATATCAAAATATCTGAGATGGGTAAGAACGATATAATTACATTTAAGTTCGTGGCCGACGAATCTGGTTTCACAATGGATAAAATTGTTAAGTGGTTCATAGTATTGATAATAACGGTGTTCGACCCATTAGCTATATGTTTGTTATTGGCATATAATACTGCTGACGATGAAGAGGAATCTGTTCTTGAAAAAAAAAGACAATCGGTGAACTGATTTGTCCGGTAGAAAATACTTCAAAAAAGAATTTGACAATTAGTGATACGAATAGTAAAGTTATCACGAAACGAAGACGTCACGATTATTTTGCTAGACTATTTAGGAATTAAACCACTCTTTTCAAATTTTCTTGATATGTAAATCATATTATGAATGAAACAGAAATAGAAGAGGTTTTAAGATTACTTAAAAAAGGTATTAAGAATTCCAACTGGGATATGATAATTGAAGCAGAAGAGTTCTTAGAAGAATTTTCTGCCGAAGTCGACGAAGATGTATGACAATAATTGTATTATCATTGGTTTTGGTTGTATCCGTGGGTATTAACATTTTTCTTGTAAAAGCAACGCACGTTGCTTCGGATAAGATAGATGAATATGAATCGTGGATATTAGGTTATCAGAAGACGGTGAAAGAAACCTACTCAATGCTTAAAACAATTGATGAGAGGGAAATCTTCGAGCGAGATGATGAAGTCGGATTCGTATTCTCAAATATCGTATCCATCGTGAACGATCTAAAAGAAAAAACTTATGTCGAAACTACAGAAGAAATCAAAAAAGACCAAGACCGTCGCGAAGAAGCCCTTAAAAAAAGAGAGCTCGCCACAAGTGGCAGGCTCCCAGTCTAAGAAATCTAGGCCCGCTTTAGCGGTCAAGATGACATCTGTCCCGTCGGTGAATCCGTCCGCCACTAAAGATATACCTAAACCCTTGGTTGTGGAGGAACCGAAGGTCAAAAAGATCTCGTTAGAAAAGATGTATTTCACGAAAGATACCGAGGATGCTATCATTCGTTTCAACAAGGAAGAAAATCAAGACATTAGAAATCACATATATGAGACGTGTATTCAAAGGTCATTTGAGAAGTTGGTTGAGAACGTATTTAATACATTCAAGTTCAGTTATTTCGATGTCGGTCCGCTAGAGGTTCAAAAGGAAACGCTTTCACACCTGGTAGCTAACATCCATAAGTTCGAGGAGGGGAAGGGGAAGGCGTTCTCATATTTCAGTATAGTAGCGAAGAACTATTTAATATTCAATAATAACTCAAACTACAAGAGATTTAACCAGCAAGTTGATATAAGTGAAGAAAATGATGAAAACACCGTCCGTCTTCAGACAACCGACACTTATCAGAAGGATAAGGAGAACGAAGAGTTTATAAGAATGATGGTGGAATACTGGGATAAGAATATCAAGGACATTTTCCCTAAAGCTCGGGACCTTAAAATTGCTGAAGCGGTGGTTGAATTGTTCAGAAACAGCGATAGGTTAGATTATTTCAATAAGAAAGCATTGTATCTCTATATAAGAGAAATTTCATCGTGCAAAACGCAGGCTATTACAAAAATCATCAATAAGATGAAAGAATACCAACAAAAGATTACAAAAAAATATGTAGAAGAAGGGGTAATCTGATTACTGACGGTGGTATTGTGTAGATGGATTGGAAAAGTCTTCCAAATGTTGATACTTATTGGATATGAGCATGGAACTTCACGAATTTGAGATATATAAAGGAAAGTCGTTTGCTTCTCTTTGTAAGGAAATTGTTGTAAATCAAAACGAAAAAAAGGACCAATTAGACATTCTCATCAGCGAACTTCGTTCCTTAATAAAAGGTGTAAATGATGCTATCGTTATAGTTCCTTTGATACGAGATTACTTGGATGTTGGTGTAAAAAATGACGACCAATTGGTTAAGCTCGCTGCTATAATTCAACGGATCATATCCAAACAAAATGATGACGCAGCAGCAGGCGCGAACGGGTTTTCTATAACAGATGACGAACGCAAACAATTGATGGAAGAGGTCGAAAAACTTCAGTCGGCTAATCCCAAATCGACATCTATTTCTGTCAAGGATATTAAATGAGTTATAACATAGACCATTCTATATTCGATTCGTCTGTGAACGACGTAGTATTGTTGTCCACTAGAAGGGATAACAAAGTCCTTCAGAGCGGAAGAAGTGTAATACAGTTTGAGCCCGCCATAGTTTTAGATATAGTAGTTGATGATTCACACCCGATATTTTCTGCCAACGCAGATAACCTTGGAAACGTAAGTTCTCCGTTCGAGAATCCACCGGATTTTAATGGGAAACCGTTATCTAAGAATGACCGAGATTATTGTTCAATAGGAATGGCTCTTATTAGGTTGTGTTACACACACGAAAAATTTGAAAAAGAATCCCTTATATGGGCGGTTCCACTTGATTCCACTTTAATATCACTCCCAGTTCTAAATGAAATCGTTCATGTGGTTAAGATATTTGACAGGTTCTATTATACATCAAAGGTAAATACTAAGGGGAACTGTAACTCTAATGCGGATTTTAGATATGAACAGACGTATGGGAAGAAAGAAAAGAATACATCTTATTCCTCTGTGAAGTTGGAGGGGCCGCTCAGCAGATTCGATTGTTATCCAGATGGCAATACAACTGCATTCAGCGGCATCTTGGGGAATTACTTCTGGTTTAACAATAAGATACGAAACCTTCGACGATTTGAAGGGGATGTTATTCTCGAAGGAAGATTTGGTCAAAGCATTCGTATGGGTGCGTATGATTCTAATAGAAAGAATGACGTTGGTGATTACGATAACTATAAAAATGGAACCGAGGATTCCGGTGGAGGAAATCCTATGGTTCTTATACGAAATAGGCAACGTCCTATATCTCCACTATCCAAACAATCGTTACATCCATTGTTGCCACCGGTATCCGGATCAATAAGTGAGAAAAGTTCTACAGGATACATTTCGGAGGATATAAACAACGACGGATCTTCGATACATTTGACATCAGGAAAAACCGTGTCAAATTTCAATACCACTTGTTACAAATCATATCTATCGACAAATTCTCCCGAGGAACAGTCTCGTTTTAGCCCACGGGGGTGTACCCAATTCGCGTTCCCAGAATTGAATAGAGACCAGATAGTGATTAACAGCGATAGACTTTTATTCTCTTCTCGATTCGGAGAGACTATACACTTTTCAAAGAAGAGGTATATGGTCGTGACCGACAACGAATTTACCGTAGATGCGCAAGATCAGATAGTGATGACCACTAATTCAAAGGTAGTTCTAAACTCTCCTGCTATATATTTGGGAGAATACGACGCCACAGGAGAACCTGCGTTGCTTGGACAGACAACTGTGGATTGGTTGTATGATTTATGTAATTGGTTGATTGCACATACACACTATCACCAACACTCTCATCCAAACGCCGGCGGCAACGCATCGCCGGAACAATCTCAATTTTCCGTTCAACTGAAAGCTCTTTATGCACTAAGAGATAAATTACACACTCTTATGAGTCGTAGAGTGTTCCTTACCGGAGGAGGACATTCTCCGGGATCTAATGGTGGTAGGATTACAGATGGTGTCAATCCTGTGACTATTGATGTATCCAGTGGTGCTGGGGTTCCTGGTGGTTGGAAGGGAAAAAATCGAAGTTAAACTAACTATAGGATATTTATAAGAATATGAACAGAGAAGATTTTAAAAAAATCATAGGCGAGTCGATAGAATCGAAACTACGGGATGTGTTGCCATCTATATTGGATGAATACTTCACATCTATCAAAAAACCCGTGCCACAGACTATCTCGGAGGGATCTCGGAGGAATATGAACGAATCACCGTCACTGGCCCGGACTGCTCCTACCGAACCCCTGCAGCCGAAGAAAAAAATCCAATACGTCAAAGATAATTCTGTTTTGAATGATATACTGAACGAAACCGTTGTAAGGTTAAAACAAGATGGACAGATTGTCTCCGGTGGACCAAGCACGAGCGCGGCGGGTGCTCCATCCGTATTAGATAGGATTTCCGAGGTTCCTCCGGTGGTCGCTGAGGCTCTGACAAGGGATTATTCTCAACTCTTAAAATTATCCAAGACTAAATCTAATAACAGATAATGCAGTCAAACATCACATCCTCTAAATATCCGATAGGGTTGACGCTACCCATAGTCAACGGGTCTTCAGGATATTTTCAACAGTCTTTCGACACCAATACACAGGTGAAGTCAAATCTGTCGAATTTTTTGAAGACCAAACGTGGAGAACGTCGTATGATGCCCGAGTTCGGAACAAGGTTGTATTCCGTTCTATTTGAACAAAAAGATGAAAATCTGAAGGAGATTGTCAAAAATCTGCTTCGTGAAGAACTTTCTTATTGGATACCCGAGGCTCGTATCGATGAAATTTCTATTATTAACATGGAAAACTCCACTAATGATGATAATTATAAATTGAGAATATCGGTGGAGTTCACTGTGGCACAAACGGGCCAGTCCGACGTCCTTGATTTTGAATTAGAGAACATAAAGATTTGATTATGGGAACAACGATAGATAAAAATTTCAAGCCATTGGCGAGAGAGGTGAGATACCTTGGAAAAGATTTCGATTCTTTGAAGTCAAATCTTATCGATTTCGCTAAACATTACTATCCTAGAACCTACAAGGATTTTAACAATGCTTCTCCGGGAATGATGTTCATTGACATGGCGTCCTATGTTGGAGACGTGCTCTCATTTTACATAGACTATCAATTTAAAGAAGGGTTGATAAATTTTGCAGAAGAGCGGAAAAATGTAATAAACTTGGTTAAATTTCTAGGATATACACCTAGACCAAGCAAGCCGTCAACCACGGTTCTCGATCTTTACCAGATAATTCCGTCTAAAAGAAACAGTGACGGAGACTTTGAACCAGATACAAGATATGCCCTTATTGTTAGGGAGGGAATGGAAGCTGTCTCTTCTGGACGAGTATCATTTGTAACGTCCGAAACTGTCAACTTTGCTACAAAAAGCGAACTTTATCCCAGGGTGGATGAGGTTTTTTCACGAAACTCCTCGGGTGAACCGGAATTTTATCTGATAAAAAAATCTGTTAAAGCGTATTCTGGGAAATCTGTCACTAAGGAATTTGTTGTTTCTGGGCAAACCCCAAATCTTCGTGTAGAACTCGCCGAAGACAATGTTATTAAGATTGTTGATGTCAGAGACGCCGATAACAACAGTTGGTATCAGGTGGACTTTCTGGCACAGGATCTAATACATCTTCCAGTGGAAAATAACAGATTCAACTTTGAATCGTTTTCAAATTACAGTTCAACCGTTCCTAGCATAATAAAATTCTTGAGGACTAACCGTAGATTTATATTGGAGGTGGATGAAAACAACAAGACATTCCTTCAGTTTGGTTCTTCAACCGATAGTCTTGAAGAAGAAATTTTAGTGCCAAATTCGGAACTATTGGGTGTAGGATTCTCCAATGTGTCCCGATACAATCTCACTTTAGATCCGACGAGTTTCGTTAAGTCAAATTCATATGGGTCATCTCCATTTAATACAACATTAACCGTAAAGTATATAATTGGCGGAGGAATTGAATCTAATGCAAACGTGGATGATATAACGTCTATAAGTAAGATAGAATTTGATGACGCGGTTGAATATCTTCCCGCAGAAAACAATCTAGTTAATACCGTTAAAAGCAGTTTGCGAGTTTCCAACCCAATTCCCGCAACAGGCGGATCGTCAGCTGAATCGGTTTTGGAGATGAAACAGAACGCTATGGCAAACTTCTCTGCTCAAGAAAGAATGGTGACTAAAGATGATTATGTAGCTAGAGTTATGAGTATGCCCGCCGAATATGGTAGGATTTCAAAAGTCTATGTCTCATCTGAATCCGACCTTTTAACCAATGATGTACAAACTGTCTCCGGTCTGTTAGATGAGAATCATATGTTGATATTGGATAAATCTATGGAGGGTATGAGAAAGGTCAACTTAGATGGTGTAAATCCGTTCGGAATAAATTTGTATGTTTTAACTTACAATGACAATAAGAATTTGACTCCGGCCAACGAGGCTCTAGTCTATAACCTTAAAAAATACATTTCCAAATACAGAATGATATCTGACAGAGTTAATATAATTGACGGTTTCATCGTTAATGTGGGGGTAAATTTTACAGTGTTGACATATTCTACATACAATAAGAAAGAAGTTCTTTCTAACTGCATCTCCGCTGTAAAAAAGTTCTTTGATATAGAACTTTGGCAATTTTCTCAACCAATTAACATAGGACAGTTAGAACTTGAGATAGCAAAGGTAGAAGGCGTCCAGGCAGTTTCAAATTTAGAATTCACAAATTTAGTAGGGGGAAATTATTCTTTGTGTGAATATGACCTGAAAGCCGCCACAAAACATAAAATTGTATACCCACCGATTGACCCGGCTGTATTTGAGGTAAAATACCCTGACGTGGATATACGTGGAAAAGTTCTGTAATATGCACAAGTTTGTATATCCATCATCTGATACTTTTTTGGATAGCCACCCAGATTATAGGTCTGATAACTTTGGTCGTGATGAAATATTGGAAATTTCTTCAGAGACGTATACCGTAAAAACTTATGTTTCTACATCATCTTTACAATTAACGATGACAGATTATATCGGATTTAGGTTGTTAAGATTTTCGGGAACTATAACTGGTTCAATTACCGGTTCAGCGTCAGATGTTTCCGGAAGCATTATAGGATGTGGATTGGTGTTGCCACCGGGAGATAATTGTTGATATATGCACCACTTTATTTTTTGTCAAAAGGATACCTTCATTTATAGTGAAGAAACTGCGCGGAGGAGAAACTTCGGTTTGGATGGGTATGTAGAAATAGGGTGTGTCAACAAACTCTCTAGGACATTTAGAACAGCTTCCCAATCAAGTACAGTTTTATCAAGTGAACTGATAAACAGATACGTTCAGAACTTTAATGGGAGTTTTAGCGGAAGCATCTACTGTGCAACTGGGAGTGTGAGTGGTTCTGTGAACTGTGACGGTGCGACTTCACCGGGAGGAATTTGTGCTCCATTAGGAATAGTTGACGAGTTTGGTAATATTATAATGGAGGACGACGGAGATCCAGCGTATATATCGGTCGACGAAGATTTCTTTGTTTTCCCATAAATGGTAGAAATAAACATACTTATACGATATGGCATTATCATTCACAGTTGACAGTTTCACGGGCATAACAGGAAGCAGTTGTGTATCCGGAACTATGCACGGCAACTTCAGCGGCTCGGCTTGTGGATATACCGGAAGTTTGTCCAGTTTTACAGGGGTGTTGTCAGGATTCATATCAGGATCTTATTATCTAACAGTCAATAGATACTTAAATGAATATAAGAATTACATAAAGCGGTCACTGTTAAAGTTTGATATGTCGGAGGTGAGTAGTTCTATTGCTTCGGGAGATATATCGAATCCAAAGTTTACTTTAACTTTAAAGATAATTGAATCCAAAGAACTCCCTGTAGATTATAGCATTTATGCTTTCCCTGTTAGCCAAAGTTGGGCTATGGGCACTGGGTTATATGCGTCGGGAGGGTCTACAGATGGGGTTAGTTGGTTGTATAAAAATTCACAAAATACGTCTAGCAAGTGGTATGTAAACCAAGATGCCGATATCTCTGTGACGGGTTCAAATTATTTAAATAACGCATCCACAGCCTCATTCCAACGCGGCGGTGGAACGTGGTATTATTCGGCTCCTCCGAGCTGTTCAAACAATCCAAGTCTAAGTTTTTGTTCAGCTGTATCGGCGTCGAGCTACATCTGTTCACAGTCATTTAGTTATGCGTCATCTGACATATCGATGGATATAACTTCGATATGTAAGGCGTGGATATGTGGGTGCATCCCAAATGAGGGTATAATTCTTTTGACATCCGAGGAGTTGAATCCTTCCGCATCGATGAATTTAAAATTCTTTGGAAGAGAAACAAACACTATATATTCTCCATTCATAGACGTAAAGTGGTCAGATTCGACACTGAATACCTCCAGTCTTGCTCCTGTTACAGCAAGTTTGGGTGTATCCGTCAGCATCAAGGGTATACGCTCCGAATATAAGAGTGGAAATAAAGTAAGGTTCACCGTGTTTGCTAGAGAACAGAATCCGCTTAAACGGTTTGTATCTGCACAGACAAATTATCTCACACCGAAATTTCTTCCTTCAAGCAGTTTCTATTCTATAAAAGATAATGAAAGTGAAGAAACGGTCATTGGATTTGATGATTATACACGACTTAGCTGTGATGATTATGGAAACTTCTTCCACCTTGATACGACTGGCTTGCCACAGGAGAGATACTATAGAATTTTGATCAAGTCAACGTTTTCCGATGGATCAATACAGATATTTGACGATAAACACACATTTAAGGTGACTCGTTGATATGGAAAATATAAACAAATTTGGGTCGGATATCACCAGCTTCAGAAATGGAACTTTGGATTACAAATATAATTTCAATTCGGCTGGCAACTTGTTTTTTAAAGAGAACTCCGATGTATTTAATGAGAACTTTTTGAAGATATTAGTGAAAAATTCTGGATATGACGTGTCTAAACTTGCTAAACTCTATAATCTGTCTTTTGAGGAGTTTAAATCATCTGACCAATCATCTGACCAATCACCGTCTAAAGAGACAAATGTATCAGTTTCTTTAGAGAAAAAATTGGTCGACTCCAGCCGTCTGATAAGTGAACTAAAATCACAAATATCCTCAAGTTCTTCGACAAACTCTGATGATGCCGTGTATAAACTCCGATCCGAGTTGAAGGCTTCTCGGGACACCATTGTCGAACTGAGAATTTCTGCTGGCGAAGGAGAATCCCCAGAAGATTTTGGTGACGAATTTCCGTTTTATCTAAAAAAAGATACTACAATTCCTATTAAATAACCGTCTCCGGGTATAATTATTGTAGTATGTCATCGTTGTATCTCATCGAAGAGTCAAAAAACACCTTAAATACTGTAGGGTATTTGGGGAAGAAAGAACATGAGCTCTTCTTTGTGTCGTCCAGTAAAGAGTATTCTTTTGGAAACTCTTCAAAAGACGTGCTCGAAGTAGGGATTTATAACCTACAGAAAGAACTTAGTTCGTATTTTCACATAACAAGTTCTAAACTGGATAAAAAGGTCACGTATAAATATTCAGATGTGGATGGGAATTCTTTCACAGATTATTATTTTTCAACCAAAAACTCTGCTCTACAGGACTTAGATAAAAATTATTTACTATCCGTTGGAGATGTTATACGTTACGGATCTGTTACATCGAATAACTTCTATCTGTCGGTAAATCCGATTTCTAATCTTTTCTCTATTGAAGATCCGTTGACCATAAAGGAGATAAGCAATTCTAGGAAAGAGATTAAGTTGATTAAATCCTTTAGGTCAGAATCTATTGGAGGGATACATTCTGTAGAGATGGAAAAGAATTCTCTGAGGATAGACGGATCATCCTCAGTAAAATTTAAGTCTGGTATAGTCCACGTCATAAAGGCTGTGGGGTTGGATGTGAACAAAATCCGATTTAGTAAGGTTCGGGGGGGTGTAAAAAACGGGTCTGTTGAATATAATTCCAACATAGTCTACCGCCCATCTTCAAGTGAGATAGTCATTGACGCAACAGAAGATTTTCCGAAGGTTTTATTTGCATACCACCGTGATATAAGTTCCGCCGGCGTGGAGATAAATTTATCGGAGTCGGTGTCTGTGGAAGATTTCAAACTAAATACAGAATTTTCTTCTCTGAAACACGATGGGTTTGTTTATAGAGAAATATCCGACGAACTCACATATGAACTTTCAACTGTAAATTTAACAGAACTCTATGATTCCACTAAACAGTCGTTTTATAGTCAGATAGTGTCTCTGAGAAATTTATTATCATTCTCAAATGACAGTGAAGTTCTGGAGTTGATTTCTTCGATATACAACGGAGTGACGATATCCGATTCCGTTACAGGAAAAAATACAAGGTTACTTGGGATACGTGAGTTTATTGATAACCACATCAAATTTAATTTTGAATTTTTGGGGGATTTCAAATCGTTTAGAGAATCCTCTCAGAACATCATTTCGTCCGTTTGTGAATCTCGTTTGAGGTTTTATAACCCGCACGCTATAGACACTAAATCTAATAAAGAGAATTTTTCACAGGCAGTAATTTATCTAAAATCTATTTTGACATCAGCGGTTCAGTCATCTATATCAAATGTCGAATATGGATATAAGTTGAAATTCAAAAGTCCACTAAAATCTGCTCTAAACTTTGGTAGTGGATCACTCTTTCCTATACTTACATCTAAGATAGAGAATGAATCCGAGTTTTGGGTTAAGTTGAAGGATCCGTTATCTGGAAACTTTTCCGTTGGGGATAAGACATCTTTATCTAATATATCCATAATACCGACTTTTGAGTTGATATCATGGTTAGCAGAGAATTCTCAGAAGTTCATTAAGTTGAGGATTCCAAATTTTTCTCTGAACCTTAATGAACCCTCCGATAGAACAATTTCCACAAAATATTACTCGGATAATGATTTGGAAATTTCAAGGGTCGCTGGAAATAAAATTTCAGTGAACAAAAAATTGATCGACCTAAACATCGATTACAGCGATTTTTCAAATTTCGTAGTCTTCTCCTCAGCAAACCTGAGATTAAAAATCTTCAAGAATAAAGTTATCCAATTGACCACTCTGGATGAGGAGATCGCCACACTCTCGTCCGTGGATACAGGCAGTTCGGAAGTAAATGATAGGTTAAGCGTTTATACTGACCTTGTAAACAAAAGAAATGAATTCGACTCTATTATAGAGGGGTTTGACGGTTATGAATCTTACCTTTACAAATCCGGACAGTTTGTATATGACACAAACCAATCCACGTTCGTATATCCATCCGGTAGCTTAAATGTGTCATCGGCTGTGGATGAACTTCTATCTGAGTCGGAGACTTATGATAAAAACAATAGAGATTCTCTTCTTAATAACAGTCCTGAATTTATTTATGAAGACACTGAAAATGATGAGTATTTGAAGTTTTTGAGTATGGTCGGCCATCATTTTGACAATCTTTATCTACACATTTCTAACATAGGAATATACAAGAGAATCGGACACGACCTTGATGATGGGCTTACTGGAAAAATTATAAGTTACATATTGAATAGCTTTGGGTTTAAACTTCCTCCCGGGTTGTCAGGTTTAATAGAATCATCAGACACCATCGAGAATTATCTTTCATCAGACGAACAATCTGGGCTTGTTAATAGTATATCTGTGGATGAAAAGACGAAAACTATATGGAAACGGATGTTGATAAACCTTCCATCCGTTTACAAATCCAAAGGAACGGAAGAATGTATCCGACAAATATTTTCGATTTATGGTGTCCCGAATAACCTTATAACTTTAAAGGAGTTCGGCGGGGGATATTATGATAATGAGATAAGTTCATCGTATCTTTCCGAAGAACGTGAGTATCTTTTAGAATTTCAGGGAGAAGAGGATGAATACGTAGAAATAACTGGGTCGTGGCAGCAGTTTAAATCTGTTGATTTTAAGCTATACATAGAACCGACATCGTATTCATCGTCGAGGATTATAGTTCCTATCCACGAAAAGTTTGGGACCGAGACAAGTTCTACTACACAAGCTTATTCTTTAGGATTTGTAAAAACCGGTCCTAGTTTGGGCAGATTTTATTTCACAATACGAAACGACTCGTCACACTTCACCACACTAACTGATCCCGTTTATTTGTTTTCGGATGAACCAATGAGTGTGCTTCTTCGTAAGAATTATGTAAATAAAAGTTTTGGTGTCGAAGAATCCTCTTCAGCTGTTCCGGTAAGGTATGACATAAAAATATATAGGTCTTCTGCTGGTGGTAAGAGTATCGATAAGGAAACTTCTTTCTATCTCAGCGGTTCTCTTAATAGAACGTTTGATGCAACAGGATCATTCGTATTTGGAAACTCCGGTGGTAGCGAGATTGAGATTGTAAGCGAAATATTAGAAATATTAGAAACAGAAGAGTCTGTTTATGACTTTATAAGAGAAGACTCCGTTCAACTTTCTGCTGAAAGTTTGCCGAATTATTCTTCGGTTAAGTTCAAGGGGTGTATGGATAGGTTCACTATACAGTCAACTCCTCTATCAGATAAAGACTTCGTAATAAAGGGGAAAAATTTAGAATCCTATTACCAGGGTGAACCGTCAAGCAGTTATGAGGATCTACTTTTTAGATTTGGAATTGGCATCCCTGTGGACTTTTCTTCCGCTTCTCTGTCAAGCGGAGGATATCGTGTGGAAAATCTGAACTCCAATTATTCGTCATCTTATGCTTTGTTGTATAACTTCTCAGGAAGTAACATAACTTCAAGTTTATATACCGGTAGTTGTTTAACACAATCTTATTCATACTTCCCACACCAGACGAAAGAGTTTACTGTAGTCAACGAACTTTCCACAGAACATATAGGACCGAGCCGACTGGAAAACAAAAAGGTGAATTACAGTTCCGCAAACATGATAGATTCAAGACTTTCCCACGAAAAGTCTACAACATATAAAGAAAAATCAAATCGATATTTTGATTCCAGAAAATTAGGAATATTCGTTTCTCCGATACACGAAAGGAACAAGGATATCTTGAACTTTTTCGGTGATCACGACATAATATCATCCGTGGCCGAACCATCGGACAGGTATGGTAGGAGATATCTCAAGCTTGACGAGTTCCGTAGGAATTTCTACAAAAAGAATCTAGTGTCTAAAATTCTCTTCAATGAACTATTCTCGATCTATAGAATCTTTATAGACAAGAGTATATTTGATACGCTCAAATCTGTTTTGCCCGCTAGGAATAAGGTTTACGCTGGAATTCTTGTTGAAGGAACAATACTCGAAAGAAGTAGAGTGGAACAAAAGCCTGCATTCGTGTCGGAAATAAAAACCTACAGTTCTTCAATACCTCTGAACGATTTGATTGGTGACGTCTCCATTTCAACACCTATTACTTCCAGTGTAGATCTTACGTATATAACTTATAATAATATCTCCACATCTGATGGTTCTTTTTCGGGATACGAGTGTTTCCGCGATAGGAGGAGTGAATATGATACGAATATATTCTTGGGTGAAGGTGGATATGTTTATCACGAGGGCCAGACATATAAAGCATATCAAAAGAAATTCACAAAGACAAAGAGTTACGCCGGCGGACGGGTTGTTCGTAGAACAATGTATTCTGTCGATTTAGTTTTAAGTGGAAGTTCTTTGGAAATACCTAGTTCTTATACGGAACTATCCAATGTTGAAAGGTTTCGTCCTATAAACCGAAAACACCTGCCATTCAGAAATTCAATCGGTAAGGGTCGTCAAACGGAAAGAACTACTTTAAGTGAAGGAAACAGCGAAGATAGAAGTCCAATTACCAGAATAAGTGTTGGCCCTAACATAAAAAACACCAACAGTGGACTAAAGGTTTAAAATAAAACAGAAAATCGAAATCAAAGACTATTTATTAGAAGATTATGGCATATTTAGACAACAAATCCATCGTAGTTGACGCCGTGCTTACAAAAAAGGGGAGAGAATTGTTAGCAAAAAACGGAAGTCTTAAAATAACTTCATTTGCTCTTGCTGATGATGAGATTGATTACGGTCTGTATAACCCGGACGCGGAGACAGAGGATTTGAAGGAAATTGCTCTTGTAAACACCCCAATTTTCGAGCCGAATACAGATGAGACGCAGGTAATGAAGTATAAGCTCGTAACGTTGGACCAGGGGTCGACGTTTATTCCTACCGTAACGATTTCACAGGAAACAATATCAGTGTTATCCACGTATAATGGTCGGATAATTATTTCTCCCGCCACAACACCTTCCAATTATAATGCTAACGGCGGTTATACGGCTATACTCGGAAACAGCAAAGTTGGTAGTTTGGTTGTAACCGTTGAATCTCCTGTCACAACTTCGCCAGGCACGACACCGACGTTCGGTGGAGATAGATCTGTGGATAGTTCTATCTATGCTGTAGGCCTTGAGTTCGCTTTCATACCATCATCTGCGTTAAATAGAACGACGACCACTACATTGACTATCATAGGAAATGAATCGGGCGGCGGCGTCAGTATTCCCGTGACCGTCACAGTAACGAATTAAAATTTATGGCGAATAACTTCAAAATATATCAGTCATTCGACTCGTCCGATATTATCTCAGGAAAGAACAATACCGTCTCGAATGGTTATTTCCCTGGTAATCAAGCAAATTTCTTACAGTCGTTGCTCAGAACTGATTCTGACCAAAAACAACTCACTGGTTCAAATGGTGCTTATGATGTGTTAAATGGTTTGTATTACACCAATGTATATGATGGTTCAACATCTGCAAAACAACTTCTTTTTTCGATATCTTACGGTGATAAAAACGGAAGGGGAATTAAAACAGGATCTTTATTTCAAAATACAAAAGCGATATATTCCCAATTTTCAAATACACTGTTAGGAATATCTGACGAGGATGGTTTGTTCAGTTTCAAAACAGGAAGTTCTAGTTCTAATACTTACATAACGAGTTCAGAAATATTTGTTATGTCATTTTCGTCCAATTTAATGAACGACCAGTTGGATAAAGGGCAGTGGGCCTTTGCTCTGAACGGGTCGAGTGGAAGTGCGTCTTTATATATGGTGGATGAAACGCCGTTGTTAACGTCTGCTGAGAAAAAGGAACAACGGTTGGTTTACCAAATCGTCTCCGGAAGTTTTGATGGAGATTTAGGGCGGACGACGGCAGTTGGAGACTATCACGGAATAGGTTTATTTTATCCTAAAAACGGAGTCATGGTTTTAAACGCAAGCAAGTTACGTTCAATGTGCGGTCTTAATCACGACACCGGAACCGGATCAGCGTTTCACGTTGACAATAGCGTTAGATTTTACAATGCGATGGTGGCTGTCAGCAACAGAAACATGAGGGCCCGAAAATCAGAGATTGTTCCATCCACACACTACTTTGTTAGAGTCAAAAATCAAGATTTCAACTTTTCTAACAACCCTTCCTTTGTTTATTCTGAAAATATCTCTGGTAGCTACAAGGGGGAAATCATAGATTCTCTTGTAGATGAACCGAAGACATATATCACAACCGTTGGACTCTATAATGAACAGAATGAACTTATCGCTGTGGCCAAATTGAGTCAACCAAACAAAAAAGACTTCATATCTGAACTGGGTTTTAAAATCCGTCTTGATTTCTGATGTAATTTGTTCAAGAAGTTTAGGTTTTTATATCGACGTATAAAACTAGGTTCTTCATATTTATAAGAAATGATTAAGAATCTAAGCAAGGAAGATATTTCCTCGGCTCCATTCAGTGTATCTAAAACATGGAGGTCCCCAGGAAGTTCTGTTAATTTTCTCTTAACAGATTCCAACTATACGACAAACTCTATAGGAGATAATTTTCCTGCAGGAATCAATTACACAGATTTTAAAGAAGGGTTGAGGCCGGCGAATTTTACATCTGGCTCATTCAACTATTATGACAAGTCATTTTCCGAGACAAGCAGAAGTCTAGGATATTATCCTTATCCAGGAGAAGTTTACACTCTTTCAACGGTATCAAGCGGTAGAGTGGATGATTTTAATTTGGTATTGGAGGAAAGTGGAGATAAGTTCATTAACATCTCAGAGGGTGTGAAGGTTGAAAAATATGTTAGATTCTTACCAATCTCGTCATCCAAAAACGTAGACGGAACTTATAAACGACTTGTTTACGATCAGATTAAGAATTCGTATTATAGTGA